CAAAGAAGTACCACTGTCACCAGTTGTGGGTGTTGTGGTTATAGTCTCTGTCCCACCCTCAACCTCGAACAGTACATCAAGTCTTTGTCCGTAATAAACACCATCCGGCACAGTAATTGTAAGACTGTAAGTAGAAGCGGTTGTTACCCTGATAACACGGTCAATTACATAATCGTCCGTAGCCCTACCTGTTTTAGCCGTGTAGGTTATTTTACCATCGGCAGTAGTGAACTGTTTCACCCTTTGTATGTTACCAAAATCATCTCTTGCCTGGAAATTTTCAGCAGTCATTTATTTACCTTTCAATATTAAGTTAATTCATCACCATAAACTGTTAGGTCTGCTATATCGGTACGTTCCGTATAGAGCCTGGATTTGTCTGAATATAAGTTACCCAGACATACGTTATTACTTCTTTTTGAATCTATTTCTATTAAATCTTGAACAAATTTAGTTGCTAATTGAGTGTGGATACCCACTGCGTCATCTTCTTGTACTTCAGCTACAGCCAAACAAGATTCAATTATAGCTTCTGTTGACCTTACCCCACCCGGCAGATAATCAGTAGCATTGTCAGGTTTGAGTGGGTCTGTTTTATAAAAGAACTGGATTGGGTAGCTACTATCAGGTTCGGGATAAAACCATATTTCATCCGATGTCCCTATCTCCGTATCGTAACTCGAAGATACAATAGCAAAATAATATGGGGCATAGTTAACCACCCCGGCGGCACGGAAATTCATTATCTGTTCGGGATTAACCTTAGCCATTTCCTTAAAATTTTCATCGTCTTTATAAGTTGGGTTGGTTATAATAGATGAAAAATCTTCCGGTAGTTGGTATTTCCACTTTCCTGAAACAATGTTGATAGTGTATAAAGGCTGAAGAAACGACCATTCGTGGGATTGGCCGGTTTGCATATTTATAGGGTATAGAAACTGTCTCAGTCCCCTCGCACAAATATCCTTACAGGTTGTTAAATTTGTTCCTGTGGGGGCTGTGCCCGTAGGGGTTAAGCCAAGGAAGTTGGAAACAAGGGTGTATAGATCGGCGAATGTTATTTTTAGCTTAGCCATTTATTTACTCTTTCGGATAAATTACCAAATTTCCACCTGATACAACTAAAATGTCCCTATGCCGCTTTACGCCATTCTCATAAATATCAAACACATGCGAGCCTAATTGGCGAAACACTATGTCAAAGTAATACAGTTTGTCGTCAACAAATATCATATCAAAAGGCCCAGTCACTCCCAAATCAGGTGTTCGTATTATCACTGTAACAGAAATTTTTTCCTTTGCCTGGTAGAATAGTCTGTGGTTTCCCAATTCATACATGCCATACTATTAGCCCAACATAGGTTGTCCGGATATGTCATCAACTGTTGCTACATCGTAAGATGTTAGTGCTGAAGTTATGTCTGCTACTGACAAATCATTAAGGGTGGCTATTGCTGCCTGCACATCATCAACATTATAGTTTCCAACAGAAAACTTCTTAACAACAGAACCTTTCTTTGTAACACTGCCAACCAGTATAGTCCACTCACCGACTACATCAGGGATAAACGAGCCATAATATCTACCTGTACTACCAAGTTCTGTTAGTATAACATTAGGGAAATTCACACCATCAAGTGTATGTGTTTCGTCATATATAACCATTGTGACATCAGTCAACCCTGATGTTGCCTTAGTAGCCTGATAAACTATTTCAATAGCATTTCCAACTTTATAAATCATAATATTCTCCTATGTTGTGCCCCAAATCACATATTCAAATTTTGGAGTTTGCCCACTTTCACCCTGCACATAAACTGTTCCGGCAGGATAGGTGATTACAACAGGAAGGCCAGCAGCCTTGGCGGTCATATCAGCATCAAAAGCAGCAACAAAGTCACAGTCTATATCAACGTCATAATCCACAGCATAGAGGATTATACCTGTCACTGTACTCACGTCACCCAAATCCAGTGCTTCTTCTGTATCAGCAGTTGCTATTGTTCGATACATATAAGCACCGGCAGTAGGTGTGGTTTCGTCCGTTCCTTTCTTGGAGAACTTAATTTCTTCACCAAGTCCGGTTAACTCTGCCATTAACCTCAAATCAAATTCAGCAGCCATATTACCCTTTCATAAGTAGATTGGCCCGGCCTCTTGCCAGGCCAACCCACCTTACAGGAGACAAGAGCTTATGCCTCACTCTTATACTTTCAACAATTCATAGATTTGCCCGACAATTATTGGTGCAAAACCCTTACCAACACTATCCTTGATAAGTTTAATCTCATCTTCGTTCAAATCTACTTCGTCAGCATTAAAAACCTTTTTGGCAAGCTCATACTTCTTGACCTTATCAACTCCAGTCTCTTTATCAACTGGACTTAACACGGCGTTGACAATAGCTAATTTAACTGTAGCATCGATAGCAACCTTAACTAATTTACCATCTTTATCTATTTCTTCCTTTATATCCTTCATTGGTTGGCCATCAATTGTTTTTAATACTTGATTCACTTTTACTTTCATTTCTTATCTCCTTTAATGATTAAAATAAAAGTTAGGGGCCACAATGACCCCTAACCTAAAACACCATTACACACCTGTATCTGCAAGTGCACAAAGATAATAAGTACCAGCACCAGTACCAGTTTCTATAACAATTGGAATCATTATATCCCCAGCAGCCGGAGCGGGAGCGTCACTTGTAGAAACAACACCACCAATAGCCGAAAGTTCGTATGCGGAAATCAAAGCATCGCAAGGGTCATAAGAATCATCATCAACAATTCTAAATATTGATAAATTTCCATCGGCAGCAGCATCATCTACAAACTGAAAACGCAAAGTTAAAACTGAAACCTTAGCTACACTACTCATGGTTGCCCCATCAACATAGAGGCCGAACTCTCCAACAGTTATAATATTGGCAGGAGTTCCACCAGTAATATTGGCCCAACAACCAAATGGATTCCAGTGACTACTCGGTGTGGCAGTCAAATCACCCTGAACATAAAGGGCTGAACCATATCCATTACTGGCTGCACCAGCAGATGAAGTTGCCTGAACAGATAGTGCACCACAATTACCAGTGGCAGATGCAAATTCCACTTTAATCTGATTAAGAAACAAAGTATTACCTGTATCCTGGTCATCAACTAACAGATTTGTTGCATCACCCTTTTGATAAATAAACAAATTGGGGTCGAGCTTGGCTAATACCAAAGCTGCGGCAGAAGCGGGGGCAGTGTCCGTTTCCCAAGCAACAGCTACCGGACGGCCAGCAGTTTCATAGGGGCCAGTTAAATGTTGTTCTGCGGTATGAACACATAGTATGGTTCTACCAACAGTACAACTCTGGTCGGTTCTAACGGGAACGATTGCTCCATTTGGAATATAAATCTCAATTAGTTGACCACCAAGCTGACCTACTTTACTCGAACCGGCAACAACTCCTGCAAACGCATGGATATTATCAGCATCGGGGTCTTCTACATAAATAAATTTACCTTCATTATGCTCACCCTCAGCCGTAGTGCCTTGTTCGGTTGCCGCCGCCCCATCTGTAGCGGGGCCATATCCTGTCCAGTTATCAGTAGTATCAAAAGCATAACAGACAGGCATACCTTCATAAATTGTACTGGAAGTCTCAGTATAATATACGGAGATTCGCTTTGCTTTTGGGTCTAATGCCCATGTTATTTCAGCCATTATATTTCTCCTTTAATTTTTAGTTTGATTGCAGTTAATTAATTTGACGGATGGTTCGAGATCAAAAATCCCGCCTTCTTCGGAACGTCACACCAGGTCTGATAACCGCAATCAATAAATCTTTGACCAACAAGATGTCTGTCTGAATTATCGTTGTCTGTCAGTGTCATGTTCCAGCCTTTAAGATAAGTCGGATAGAGGACATTCATATTGACACCGAATATCGGGTCTGTACCATAGAGCGAAACATTCGCAGTGTCCAAAATATCTGTCCACACCAACTTAATACTTCCAGGAAGATTCTGTGAACTAACCGGAAAATATCCTGAACCACCGGGATTCGGGCCGACATTACTGTTTAACCTCATATACAGAACGTTCAGAGTGTCCAGCATGTTCTGGGTTGTGAAACAGGCGTACTTATTCACCCTTGACAACACGGGGTCGGGAACATCAACTGGAGGTTTGAAGGCCAGTGTTCGCAAACCGCGCGTCAGTAACTTCATCAAAGTTTCATCTATATTGCCCTGATGGTCAATGTAGTAACTTGCCATTTCGGGGTTCAGAGATGCTGTACTATTCAACCCACCCTTGTTAAATGCAGTACCAGGGGTGGAACCATCGTTATAACGAGGCTTATATCCCGTATATCCGCCTGTGGATAACTGTGTTCCAAGGCACAACCAAGAGGGAATACCAAGCATACTATCGTTGTCATTGGCACTGGTCGGGCCGGACCATATTGCTGCCCTGATAGAGTCAACAAGCTCTGCTCTGGCTTTGCGGTATTGGAGTTTTACAACATCAAAAATCCTCTCCGCACCACTATTTGCAGATACTTCCATCTTGTTAAAAGCCATCGCACCAACATAGTGCTTAAACGGCGAGACACTGTATTCTTTGGTAATATTCTTTACTGCAATCACATCCTTGGCCCAGGGATTTTTCGCACCAGCATTACCAACAGTACCAGTTGTAATAAAACCCTTCAGCACATCACCAGTAACCTGCATAATTTTTGGATGCAGCCATATTGACATATCATCATAAGTCTCATACGCATAATTAAGCGGAGGCTCTTTGATCATAAACTTTTCTAACGTACCATGAATTACATCAAGGTTGGATTCAAACGTGGGTTCAGAAGCCATTTTGAGTCCCTTTCAATTTTATTCCCTTTGTTTTTAGTTCATTCCCTTAACAATAAGACCCTACACATCTACACCTGCGGCTCTTTGAAGCTGCCTGATTTCATCTTCCATTTCTTCCCTCGAACTCGCATAAGTCTTTCGCGTGACTTTCGAGGTCCGGGGACCGGATAGATTACCTTCGTGGTCTTTCAGGTCTTTAATTAAATTCCGTTCTAATTCTTTGGTAAGGTGTTTGCCCTTATAGGTAGCAATGGCATTATCCATAGCATCTTCTATGCTTTGCCCCCTACCTATAAACGCATCAGCATAATCAACGACTTCCATACGAGCTTTTACGGCGGGATGTGTTGGGATAAACTGTCCCTTCAATGCGCCGCTTTCAAACTTAGGAAGTTCTTCCATCTTACCTAAAGCCGGAAATTCTTTTGACAGTCCGTCTATCTTTTCCATAGCGAAGTCGAAGTTCCGGTATGCTTTTTCACTTTCACGTTCTGATTTCAGTTGTTTGATTTCTTCTAAAGAGGTTCCATATTTTTCAGCCAGTTGTTTTTCTATTCTCTCAGCAACTTCCTGTTCTATTTTTTCTTGCTCTGTCTTGGTTGTTTCGTCCGAGGGTGTTTCTTTGGTGTTTTCTTTAGTGTCCCCCTCTTTAGGCTCCTTTAGTCTTGCGGCAGCATCTTTCAAAGAGGGTATGAGTTCCACCAATTGCTCATCAGTGTGCCTATTTCCAAGTTTAACAATCTCCTCGGCGGTCATCCCGACGGCCTCGGCAGCGTCACTAAACTCTCTTGGGATACCAGTATCAGCAAGTTCTGCCAGAACACCGCCATCGCCACCTTCAATACCATCATCGGTTTCAGACGTATCAGGTTCAGTTTTGATTTCGGTTTCGGCCTGTTGCTTTTGGGTATCTTTAATGTAGTCTATGATGTCACCCTTAGCCTCGGCTTGGGTCTCGGTTTTGGTTTCGGTTTCAGTTGTTTCCTGGGTTTCAGTTTGGGTTATACCGAGGTCTGTGACCTCTGTAGTTTCTGATTTTACGATGTCGTCTGGCATACTATTTAGTCTCCTTGTTCTTGTCTGTTTTTACAAAATATGGTGAATCAAAATTGCAAACCATCCATTGAAAACCTTCTGGCAAAGGATGTTCTTTTGCTGTTTCTTTCCACCATTCCTGCATTTGGGCTTCACACCATATTTCTCTTTGGGAAACCATTTCAGATTTATAATTTGTTTTGGATTGATGGTGCATTTGCAAAAGTTTAGGCCCAAGACCATTATATCGGTTCAGTAATTTTTTTAATAACCTTATCACTATTTGGTCTCCTTGTTTTTATTTGGCTTCGCTGTGTTCTTTAGAAATTTAGCGTATTCCTTTGCAGCAGATGTGTCAGGTGTACCCTTGGCCTCCAAGCTACAGTTCTGAGTTTTCCCAAGTTCTTCCCGTACTATTTCCCTTACCTTATCAACAGTTAACTCATTACCCATGTGAAACTCAGGATGACTTTTAGCCATCGCATCTTTACGGGTTTTTGCTGTCGGATGTGCAACTTCACAACTTGGGCATTTGCCAGCTTTGTTCAATACCCCAGGTTGAAAAGTTGCTTCACAAATACAACATTTTTGTTCGATAGCGGCCATAACATGTCTCCTTTAATATTCGATATAGTTTCCAAATTCTTTAAGGTATTTCAATTTATCTCGTCTGTGCTTTATTACAGGTAACATAGCCCCATTAACTTCCTTAAAGTCACGACCAGGATGTTTTCTTCTTGCTTCTCCCATTTGGTTCGGGAGGTACGATGCCGCATACAGCCGTGTCCCAGTGTTTCCTTCAAACTGATATTCTCTCATTTGTGAATCAACACCACCACCAGAATGTTCAGCAATCAAATCCCGCGTAGCCCCTTTGCCACAAGTACATTTTTGGGGTTCCATACAGTCTTTCATTGAAAGAGTTTTTTCAAATGAGTTACCACACCCACAACTATAGCAATAGATTGGCATTTAGGCTCCACCCCCTAAACTCGGATTAGTTCTATCAGCACCCGTACCGTTTCGTTGGTCGTATCCCTGAGAGTTTGCTGCACGGGAAACTCCCATACTCCCCGCCGAGTCATTCATCTGGCCCGCGTTCTTCTTGTTCTTTGTTTTCAACAGATAATCAGTATTCAACCCTTCTTGTGGAACAATACTTTTATACCACATCGGGAAATTATCAAACCCACCATAATCCGCAAGCAGTTTATCAACCATCGACAGGTCAATGTCACTTCCCTGTGCTCTGCGTAGTTGTAATGTTGGTAAAATCCAACCTGACATAAACTGGAATAATCTTTGGTATTCCTGTTCCGGCGTTTTCCTTTGGGTGCTGTACGGAACAACTTTAAGAATTAGGTTTTGAAAATCAGCCACTTTATCCGGCTTGGAATAATATACTGGGTATTCAATATCGTTGATGCCGGGAACTTTAACGGTTTCCAATACCCCGACATAAGTGGTGGGTTCTTCCATAACAGCCCATACCCATTTACGAAGAATAGATGACATCCATTCATGGAATTGAGTATAATAACCATTAACCATTTTAGTGGCATTTGCGAACACCATCTGGTCCTGGCCTAACGTATCCGAGGTCGGGCCTTTGCCTGACATTATATCACTTGTGGTCGCACCGGACTTCTGGAACTGATCCTCACACCACTGCATATACGCATAGTTATCAGGGTTCACCCCACCAAAGGAAAATTGTTTCACATGCTCCATTCCTTTTACGCTTAACACCGCCATATTCTTGCCTTTGAGAACAGCTTCGGCAGCATTTTTTCCTGCTGGTTCTGCGGCAATTACATTTTTCTGTGACTCGGCCTGCTCCCTCGCAGCCTTGCCCATGATGTTTGAAGTGACATCTAAATCGTATATGTCCCATGCCGGGGGTAGAGGGATAGGGCAATTGTTGGGGTAGCGATAACCTAAATAATCATAAGGAGTTCCTGGGCCTTTCCATTTAATAGTTTTGAGAACTACAGCTTTCTGGCCCATCGGCATAATAGTCTCGATGGTCTTTTCCTTACGATTATAAATATCCATGAACGTTGTATATTCTTCAAGTCCGAGTTTATTAAAATCAAAACTTTCTTTGGCTGTTATCTCAGTGGTGCTATATTTGGTTTGGAGTTTACAATCGGCCTGAATATAATCAGCTATTTGATTTCCAAATTTATCCTTGCGTGCGAATAGATCTTTTGCATATTTAGTAGGGAGTTTATACTTGTCACCCTCGATAGCAAAGTCAGCCCTGACCTTGGCTGATACATCTCCGATATAATCACACGGTTCGATAATAGCAACTTTAGGGGTTCCGACTTTTATTTGTTCGTTACCAACAGAAACACACCTATCATATTCAAAAAATGTTCTTGCTATTGCGGCACCGAAATAAGAAGCAATAGCCCCAGGCCTAAATACATTTCCGGCAAAATCGTAATCTTCAATTAAAAAGTTTACTATCAGCCTCATTGAATAAGCAAATTGCCTCAACTTGGGCGCGGCGGGTTCGATTAGGACTTTAGGATTGCCCTCGGCCAGATAAGAGACACCGGAACTTACAGCACGGTTCATTAGATTTATCAAGTGCCAACGACTGTATCCCTTCTGGTAATACCCTGAAACCCATAGATTTATTAACTTCTGGGAATGGCTCAGTGGACCTTCATATTTCTTGGGCCAGGCCGCAGACATAGTTTGGAGTCTGGACACATATTTTTGCTTCACGTTCCGTTCATCAAGATTTATAGATTCAGCCATAGATTAACTCCACCACTGTTTAGAATTTTCTTTTCGTTTGGCATCCTTTTCGTCTTTCAGTTGCCTCCTGGCTGCCCAACTTCCAGGTACAATAAACGTTGCGTTTATTACCGCGCCTTTTGACTGTTGTTTAGCTCCCTCATTACAGAGGGCTACCGCGATACCCCTGTCACCGTGTGCGGCCTTGGCACCACTGGTTTCAGTCTGTAGCAGTACAGGCCCGACATCAATCTTACCTTCAAAATATACATAAGAAGCAAGTTCGTTTATGGTCTGCTCGTCATAGAGTTTCAGGGGGGTAAACCGAGAATCGTCCCTCAGTCCTTCATACAGGGCAGACTCAAGAGCGTTTAACACGGCTATCTTCGTTCCATTCGGCCCACCTGTGCTCCTCCATCCATGTTTGGTTTTTGATTTTAGTTTGTTGCCTTCTTTGTCCTCTTTTATGTAGAGGCTATAATACCCAAGCTCATTAACTCGTTTAAGAAACTCAGGCGCACCGTTTTCTTCCCACGCCAACAACGGTGGGGTGTTGCCCCCGACCCATTCGCATAGGGCTACGGTCAGTTCAGCGAAATCAGGTATAGATAAATACGGTGTTACAACCATTCCTACTATTTCACTGGTGTTTACGTCCTCAATAGCGGCAACAGAATTGGAAGTTCCTGTCCCCTTAGACAAATCCACCCCCACCGCATAATTGTGGTTCTGGTCTGGGCGAACATTTACAAGGTCTCCCCACCAATAGAAAATACTGCCCTTACCACCCGGAACAAAATGAGGCTCCCGTATATACCCATCCTGCCCCAAAGAATATTCAATACTACCACGATAATCAGGTTCTCTGGTTTTATCCCTTAGCTTTTCTGTTAGCTCAAATGGGAAAAACGAATCAGACGAACCAAATGGAATCCGAAGTATGTTCTGGGCGATACCCCGTTTTGTTCGTCCCGGCCTTAGTTCCTCTTTATCAAACCAAACAGAACGATCACAGTTAAAATTCGAGACCCCACCATCTGCAACAAAGTTATACGTTCCTGAAACATCGCCTATACTGATTTTTTGCAGTGGTTCAATACTATCGAATCGTCCCGGATACTGCTGTCTGTAATAGTCAATGTCTTTAATCTGAACAAAACCAGCTTCCGGTGATTTATACAAGCCCCGGTTCTTTTCCGGGTTGGCTGACCAGTCAAGGATTATAGTTTTGACTCGTTTATCAAGAAGCATCTTCGCGTATGGATGGGCCTCGCCCCAGTCACCTTGGGTACTGTTAAACAGACAACAGCCGGACACATCAGCAATGTTTTCAATAATAGCCTGGGCTATTTTTGGCTCTATGGCGGCCAACTCATCTACCTCAATTAGCGTTGCTCTTGAGCCTTTACCAAACCCCATACTTGTGGCCTGGCCTGAAAACGCAGATTGGTTTTCGAGATTCTGTAGGAACATGTGGGTTTTTCTATATTTTGGTTGCAGGTACAGTGGTAACGAATTTAACAGATATAACAGCTTATAAAACAGGGTCAGTTCGTTACCAACTACCTCACCGTTAATAATCTCAGATGAGGTATCGACCAATGGTTCGATACGGGAACCCAGCAGCACAGTAAACCGTTCTTGCAGGATGAAGTAAAGTATGTCTATGCCACAAAGGATAAAGGTTGCACCCTCATCACGGGATTTGTCAATATCTGCATCAACACTATTATCAATACAGTATTTTATTTCACGAACAGCCCCATTCTGGTGTGGCCTTAAAATAAATGGAACGTTCCTCTGGCCAACCTTCCCCCTTGGGTTGGGGCACCACAATGATGTATTGAAGAATATACACGGGTCCATGTAGCAGAGGGCTAAAAACTGGGACTTGGCCTGTTGGTCGTTCACCAGATAGGTATGCAAGTCCACCCTGAACTCTATATTTTCATCGACTCCGGCAGGAACAGCATTAAAAAATGCTTCGGGCGATTTCGAGATTTTATTGAACTTAGCTGGTTTCATCAGGTTCTACTTGTCTGGTTCCCTTAACCTGTTAAACTTAAAATGCCTGTATCATGGGTGTAACTACAAGTAACTTTACTTGTTTCGTAATATGGCTCCTGTTTTGGCCATTCCCAAGTCGGACATGTCCTATATGGTAAAACCCTATCAACTGGATACGGGGCTGGAATGTACTCTTTCTCAACAACCCTAACAATTTTTTTACCAAACAAGTCATCCAGTGCTTCCTTGAGGTTCTTGGCTTGGGCGGGTGTTAACGTGATTGTTTTACCGCCTAAATCTAATTCAATCTTCTTAATTGCCTTATTCATCTTCATGTCCCCTTTACTTATTCGACTTCATCGAGTTTCGGTAAGTCGGCCTCAACTTCTTTGGATTCCACTTGTTTGGTTAAAGTCCCACGCAGCTTGTCAATCTGGTTCTGGACTGCTGTGGCATCTACCTTATGGGTTATGGTTTCTTCCTTTTTGCTCTCAATAAACTGCCTGTTAACATAGGTATCGCGGCCTAAAGAACGTTCCAGCGAGGATATAAGGAACATCAACAGGCGGTTATCGCCCGGAACTGTTCTTTCAACTTCTCGTATCTTGGCACGGGTTTCACCAACAACCTTAACAACATGGCCGTTTTCGTTCACATTTGCAATATATTCAATGGTCTTATCTTTTGTCTTACGGTCACAAGCCTGTACCATAGCCTTGCTCATAAGGTAAGTCAAGGTCAATTCGTGGCCTTTGTTAATGGCCCTTTTGAACTCAGGATAGGTCTTTTTCCACTTCTTTAGGTTGGATACAGTTGTGCCGAGGAAAAAAGCAACGTCCTTTTGGGTATCCCCGGAGGCTACCAACTTTTGGGCAATCTCGGCAAACTCAATATGGTAGTCCTTGGCGTGCTTGGGGTTGATCCGTTTCCCGCCTTCCGCCTTCCACTGTTCTGAGTTCTTGTACCTGGCCATTAACGAGGTTCCCAATGCACACAACCAAACGTAAGATGTGTTTCATAAGAAAATACTATATCCTGTGCCAGAGCTTCCATAAGTTTTTCTTCCTTTAACTTGGAACACTCTCTAAATTCTTCACGACTTCCTGAATATTCGTCTCGACTCCAATATTTACAGTTTTTACAAGATTTCATCCTATTTGCCTCCTGCTCCATTACTCAATACATCTCCACGACTGCCGATTCAGACTCCACCCTATACTTCTCAAATCTGAACATCAGCCTAACAGTCTCAATATCACCCATAAACAAATCAGAGGGCATACTACAATTGAGCACAGGGCTAAAACCACCGACCAGCAAACCCCTAACCACACCGTCCATACTAAATACAGGGCCGCCACTGTTGCCAGGGTGAGCACCACTATCAGAAGTAAACGCCACTTTCCAACCATAAGGTTCTCCGCGCCTCGATAACCCTTCCCAATCGCGGTCAAGGCCACTGATTATACCCAATGTAACGTTATTGAAGTTAACCTTACCAAACGGACTACCAATGATAAACACGGGTTGGCCCAGCACACAGTCTTTGATACTACCAAACCTGGCTGGTTTCAGTACCGGCTTATCGACCTTGATAAACCCGATGTCATAATCCTTATGGGATATAGCCTGGGTGCCCTTGACCTTCGTACCATCGTTCAAGGTGATGGTGTAGTCCGCCCCATCTATGACATGCCGGGCCGTTACAACGATGTCCTCAGTGATGGCCACCCCAGAACCCTGCCATTGGTCGCACATGATGTGGACCACGCTCGGCAGCACTTCTTGTATCCGGTTCGGGAACTGGGTGGTTACGGCTGGTTTGTCCTGGATTGGGTACGGTAGAAAAAGGGATAACACAGCCATAAATGCTACAAGGCTAATTGTACCAAGTTGTAATACTTTCACTACCTTCTTCATCTTCATCTCAGTTCTCCTATCTACCAGCTAAATACATATCTATGAATATGTGTACTAACATCCAAAAAGGCCAAAACACACAAGCCACCATAAGTATAGTAAACAGTTTTCCTAAAGGGTCTCTGGCCATCATCTCATTTGATCTCCTGTATATGTATCAGGGTGTTAAAAACTGAGTTGGCTGTTCGTTACACTACACACGGCCAACTCAGTACCAAAATGCCTCATACTCGTCCCTTTCTATGGCTTTCTCAGCCGACAGTTCTTAGCGTTTATGAAGCTCTCTATATTAACCCAACATATTCGCCAAAACACCCACAAAATCCGAGAAAAATAAAATATATCACCCCTTTACAAAAGTTTTTATCGCCATAACCGTTACAGTCGTTACAACCATGCCAATTTCATTCCCAAAACACCAACCGCCAAAAACCGTTCATTTCTGAATAAAACTGAAAAAAAACCGTTCAAAAAGTTCAAAACACTCATTTTTCAAAAAGTTTTATTTCGCCATAAAATCGATATAAATTCCTGGTGGCCTTAACATCCACCATCACTCCTCCTCTCCACCCTCCTACCTACCCCCTGGTCAAGTCCGATAACACACGAGGCAAGGGCCTGGCCAACCAACACACACACACTATCAGGGAGCAATGCCAACACCAAGGAGCAGCAGCAGCAGCAGCACAGTACAACAACAACACCAACAACAACAACAACAACAATACAAATAAATAAAAGATTTTACTTGCATATGCCCAATATATGTGCTATACTATATTTGTATTGATAACTTATTTGGAGGGTTAAAACATGAAAACAGAACAAATCAAATCACTCGAAGAAATGTATCAATCGGAAAGTTATCAGATGTTTGAATCTGATACACTACTCAATCCCCAATACCACATGATTAACAATACCGATGTCGATGTTGATAAAATGATTGAGTATAACGCCGAGGGCATGTTTGGATTATCTCATTCTAACTTTATTGAGTCTTGGCGGGATTATCTCAATAATGTATCGGATTATCCAGACGATATTAAAGACTCAATCGAAAAGGAAATAGACGATTGTGAGTCTTGGCACATCAAAAACGGTAGTATTGACGATCTAATATAACCAGTTAAACTCCACTCCTATCACTCCACTAAGGCCGGATGATCTCTTATGGGTTATCCGGCCTTCACTCTTTACCAGACACTCGACAAGGCCCCCCACATAGCCCACAGTGGACGAACGCCTCCAGACCCACACCGTAACACCCTCAATTCAGCACAGGGCACGTCCGGGCCTTGAACCAGTAGAGAAGGATAGGTGATACAATCGTTATAAACGATATAACCAGTGTTAGTTATCTACCTAACATAAAGGGCTATTGGAAAGTTTTTTTATTTTGTTCTTGCATTATCAGGGAAAGTGTGGTATGCTATAC